GTATAATCTACGGAGGTGTAGTTGGTTCCTCCGCTATTGACCAGAACACTTGTTATGGTCCCAAATGCATCAACGGTCCCAATCTCAATATCCGCTGGGGTGTTGGAGGTTGTGGTGCCAACAACAGCTAGAGTCGTTACGTCGTTGGAGGAGTAATCATGTCCTGGAGAGTCAATAACGATCTGCTCGATCGATCCATTGTTATAGAATGAATCTGTGAAGGCGCGCTGAACAGGAATGTAATCCTGAGATGTGAATCGTTTCTGCTTTGATACAGGGACGACGTACATATATTTCCAGAGGTATCCATCTGCCGTGCGAACCGGAGTAAACTGTGTTCCGGATGGCTCAATGGTCGATGTTGCGCCATTGTTGTTGTCCAGACACTTATAGACATGGAAAGACGACGTCAAGACGTAGTATTTCTTGTCCGTCATGTCTATTGCATCATCCCAGGCATCATATACGGTGGAGGCAACCCAGTCGTGTCTTTTTGTAACTAGGGTCGCTTCTCCGGGCAGAACTCTTCGGTAGAAAATGGACGATCCGCGGATCTCCCTGTCTGTCTTCTCCGATACCTCAACCACCGATTCTGGAGCATCAGTGGATCCCCAAGGATCTAGCTTTCCAAAAAACAGATGGTAGATGTCCTTTTTGAGAAGAATATCCTCTACAAATTTAGATGCTATGGATAGCCGAGCACCCGGCCGTATAGATAAACTCATTCATTGTCCCGATTACGTTAGAGTTACTGTCCAGTTGATGGTCAAGGTGTCTCCGGTATCCTTACCCACCGCGCTAAATTTTGCTCTGTTTAGCATAGTTCCTGCGGAAGCTGCGTTGAAGATGCCCGCCTCTGTGATGGACTTGAGAGTCGCTGGCGATCCTGGTGGGAACGTTGCTGAGAACGTCAGCTGAGCTCCACTTACGGTTGCGGATGTAAACGCCACTCTAGCTTCTTCGGTTCCCAATGTGGTATTTGCCGCTAGTGGTTCGCCGATTCCTGTGCCGATTGCCATGTGGGTCACGGCAGTTGGTGGCGTTGGAGTGCTCAGCATCCGAGATGCGATGTACTCTTTACCCACAGTGGTGATGATGTTTTTCTCAAAGTTGCGGCTTTTGAGGTTACCATTTGAGTCGGTAACGATGATTTCCAGGTCGCCAAATAGTTGAAGTGTGTCGTTCATGATAGTGTAATGGTTGTTTCTGTTGTTGAATAGCCGACATCTACGTAAGATGCATCATAAAATTCTCCAATTGATGTGGAAAATCCGGATGGGTCCGTTATAGTTACAGTATCTGTAAATGTCCCCTTAGTGAGAACCTTCTGCGCCTCATCTCCCGCGCCTACAGTATCACTCAGTCCCTTGTTTAATATGATATTTAGTGTTTCCACCAATGCATCTAGGCTATCATATACATAGAAAACGTCTCGAGATAGAGTTCTATTGCCCTGAAGATTGAATGGCAGCGAGGCAAAAAGACCCAATTGAGTGAAATACATCAGCCCCGCTGGGTGATTTATCTTAATAATGGCGTTTCCGTCTTTGGATCCGTTTGGTGTGGTAATCAGATAAGAGAATGCCTGGTAGAAGAAATTGTCCTGCAACCTAAATCCATCATTGGATAGGTGACCGTCTTCTGTTTTCCAGAGTCCTTTGTTAGTTCCGATGACGCTATTTGAGATCTCAATTGTGGCTCTAGATTCTTCCCATTTTTGAATGGTGATACCCTGGAATAGAGTATTGGCTATATTCGTTGGATTTATGTCGCCGTGAGAGTCGATGACATTACTGCCCCCGATAGACCCTTGCACCGATTCTGTAAACTCGTCGATGGTATCTGAGATGTTGAGCGTATATACGGTTCCCAGCTTTGAGATTGACGTTGTGGTCAACTGTGGCTTGTACGTATAGGGAGAGGCAACAAGATAATGATTTTTGTGGTGAGAATATCCAAAATCTATGGCTTCCACAGAGATAATCTCTCCCAAATTGCTCGTCTTGGTTACTCTCAAGAAGCTATCTTGATGGGTTCCCTCAATTGAGATTAATTGCCCGGGCTTCCAGTATTTTCCTGGATGGACAATAGAAACTACTCCGGGACACAATCTAGCTAATCCAAAGAATATAACGTTTCCAGCCTCATTTTTCTGATAAACGTTAGCACCTTCAAATAGATGCTTGGGCTTCGCGCTGACGTAGAATCTGCAGATCTCATTCTCTACAAGATGAATCTGCTTGATTGGGTTGATTATGAAAGGACTTCCGGTGCTTTCTTCGTAGATTAGAGAATAATTGTTGTCATATTCCCCAGAGATAATGTCCACCTCAAAGAAGTGTTCCTGATACCAGCGACCATCAGACGCTCTGAGCATGGCGTCCTTGGGCATATCAATCTCAATCTCGGAATTAAATGCCGCGCGATATAGGAATCTCAGTGCATCCTCTGTCCCCTTTGCCTCGTATAGTGCTCGAGAAAAGAGGATAAATCTCTTAGATTCTAAGAAATCAAATTGAGGAATATCTATCGCAAATTCTCTGCGGTATTTTTGGATAAATTCCGCATCCAAAATAGCATCCGCACCAACAGATCCCGGAGACAGAGAATCTATATCCTTAACCTTTGAGATTCTGCCGGTACGAGTTTCCTCATCCAGGAATTTGTAATATGTCTTTAGAAAATCGACAAATCGTGGGTATGAGTCTCTGATAAACTCAGAGAACTGCTTCGGAACTGATAGATTTGATAATCGATTTTGGGTCATCGAATTGCCGTTGTTGTGTTAGTTTTGTTAGACATGACAGTTAATTCTACCAAATCTATGGGCATCGAAATGATATAGTTATTTATCCCGAGAATGTCGTAAGACTTCGGCTCAAACACAATCTCAAAATCGCTGTCGTAATAGTCTCTGAAATTGATAGTGAATGAGATTTCCCCAGTGTTATAATCAACATCCCCTACTCGTTTCTTCTTGGTGGCGCTCCCAAATTGATCCTCTGAGAAAATCCAAATGCTCCCATCTGATTCATCCTTCAGATAAACTCTGTTGTCATAATCATTGGAGAAGAATCGGGTGGACCAAATGTTCCCACCGTTGCCGTTATTCAAGATAGCATTACCGTATTTCAGACGATGAGTATAAGTGACTCCGGTGTTAGGGGTTATGGAGTTTCTCACTCTGAGCTTTGTGATGTTATTGGTAATGGCTCTATATGAGTTATCTATCAATCCAGTTAACTGAGAATACAAGAAATTCATGTTAAACTGATTCAAGTTGTTTGAAATCTCAGATAACGTGCTCATTACAATAGAGCGAATCGAGTCTGGAGATATATCCGAGCTGGCTGGGTCATAATACACAGAGGATGTCAACTCGATATTCAGAATGGATGCATCTATAAACTGAGGAACGACTGTCAAGACAGATCGATTTTCTCGGAGCCAAGCAACCATAGAATCTTTTTCTTCGGTGGTGAATTTTGCTCTACCCACGGGCTTGGAGGAAATGAATACTTTTCCGTAAATCGGAGGATTATTATCTTCTCCGCCCCATGCCTTGATGGATTCAATTAGAGGATTATGTTGTTTCAAAATAACCTCATAATCGCTAGCTGTTACCGCTCGATGTCGGGTTTTATAGTATCTTGGAGCGTTGAATTTAATAGAGTCTCTAGTTTCTTCGTCCGCTCCATTCGTGGATGCCCCGGAGGAGGTTACGGAATAGTAATAATCTCCCGCCCATCCGCCAGCGTAATAGAAATCGCGGCATCCATTAGCCACAATACCAGCAGTCTTGTAATAGGTAATCACCACTCTGCTTCCGTTTGCTGGACGCTTTCCGATTGCGCCGTCCCCAAAGAAAAGCTCATAATAAAGATCTTCTCGCTGCTTGACAAAGAATACTGAATCTGTGGATTTGATTCTCAGAACATCATCTGCTGCGTTGAAAACAGAGAAAATGTTGGAATTTGGCTGGTCATATACCTTGACACTAATCCTCGTCATATCCACATCTTTTTCTGGGATAACGTAATTAGAACTATCTGAGGTGATATAATTCTGAGAAAGGCTCTCACCTTGAATAACTTCCAGATTGTTAAAGATAAACTGGTTTGCTGTGTTGCTTACGGTTACATCTGATGTGGTGAGAAAGACATATTCTACTTTATCAATTTCCGATCTAAATGCCGTATTCTTAGGCATTGTTACCGAAGATGGATTATTGGGTACGTTTGAGACTGTGACGTTAATCCTTGCAGTAGAAGCCAGCTTGGATCTCGGAGTATATCCGATGGTTTTAGCTAGAGACGTCACGCTGGACAATTTGCTGGCGCTCTCCAAGAACATCTCATTAACCGCAAAATTGGTATAGATTGCGTTGTAATGAGTATTATATGCAAGGACATCCAGAAGGATACTCAGTGCAGATCCCTCAAAATCAAAGTCTGTAAAGTTGCTTTGCCCACGGAGAAACTCCTTTAGGGAGAGCTTAATAGCATCAAAGTCCAGCTCATCTACAGTGATTTGTCTATTTAGATTATTCATCTAGTTCTTTCTAAAATTATATTAGCTGTCAATTGAGTTAACGTATTCTTGACTTTGACGTGTACCTTGACATAAACTTTATTATTATCCGGCGAATCCAAAACAACCACATCCTCTACGTCCACTCTGGGTTCGTATATTTTGAGAACATCTAAGATCGTTCTCCTGATTACAATGGAGAATTGAGGATCGTCGACTAAATCAAATAGAAGCTGATTGACCGGAGATCCAATCTCACTATGGAATAGCCGTTCATAGAAATTAGTCAGGACCAAGTTTTTCACCGCAAACAAGATTGCCCTGGTGTCATTATTAGTCATGATATCACCCGTTACAGGATTTGCTGTAAAATTAGGATCAATATCGACAAAAGTTTTTGTTTTCATATTAGGACAAATGCCCCATTTTTGATTACCACATTACGTGCTGCATCCATGGTGAGAGATTGATTAGAGTTCTCACCCTCTTTAAACGCAACGTGAATCCACGTAGACGACCCCTTGTATTCCAAGATAAGCTGTTTATATGCCGGTAGAAGCTTCTGAATCTCTATGATAGCCTCATAATGCTGCTTTCTCGAGAATCCGCTCAATTGAATATCTGCCGCGCATCCAGTTAAGTGATCGGATTTTTTAGATCCTCCAACAGATGTATTTACTGCTTGCGATCGCCAGACGCTTGTCATCTTCATGTTTGGATATTTTGATGCAATGACATCCAGGACGTTGGTTGAGAGCTTTTGCATGTTGCAGACG